CTGTCAAAGTCATAACTTCTGCTGTTTCCAAACCTTGCTGATAATAAAGCTAAGAAACTTTATATACGCCAGATACAGAAGCACCATATTGCTGCGCGAGAGCCACATATGAAGACATTGATTTCCATAACTAATCGGAAGTCATGTTAGTAACCATTGCAATATCTGTAATAGTTTTATCCAATTCTTTTACAGTGTTGATTACTTCTTTAATCGCGTTATTAATCATTCTTATAACTGCATAGACACTAAACCAGCGTGATAAAACGCCACTTAACTTTCCAAGCATTTCCTTTGCTTTTTCTGCTTGATGTAACTATGCAGTCCACTCTGCTGTTGCTTTAGCATTAGCTTTCAACTACTCTTCAGTTTCATTTTTCCCTGGGCCTGTTTTCTATACGCCAGTAAGCATATTCTACCGTAATGTTTCAATCTCTTGCTTTAATCGCGCAATTTCCTACATAGCTTTAGCATACTATTCTTGTAGGGCTTTAATCTGTGGATTATTGACAATCATACCTTTGGCATTAATTAGTCTTGTCGCATCGCTTTTATGCGCCTAACGCTCTGCCTACACTTGCACTTTTTGCATACCAAGTTTAGCAGCATCAGATTCCGCCTATGCGCCCGTTTCTTCTAACTTTTTTCTATACTACTCGAGTAGATTAATCATATTCTAGAGACCCTAGGCTGCTCCCTTCTATTGGAAAATTTGCATTATTTTTTCTATATTAGCGGCAGTATCTCCTGTCTAGCCTAAATTATTATAAGTATTAAATAATTGCTCAACAGCTGCACGAATAGTATCTATTTTACTAGGATCAATCGAAAAGAACTATTCAAACTGTTTAAAAACCTTTTGTACCTCAGTGCTCCCAGAAAATAATCCATTACTAGCAATTGCCATTGAAGAATAAATAGTATCAAGATTCCAGGTTGTTCCTAGCGTCTTGTTAATAGTTGTTTTTAACTAATCCGCAAAGGTACTCATCTCACGGACTATCTGACCATTATCAGTTGAACTTAAAATCTGTGACAACTGAGTCATTAATCCCTTTCCTACCGTTGTCTTATCTAATTGAATATCTGCTAAAAAACTATTTAATGTAGTCTCTAATTTAGCTTTAAAGTCAGCAGAAAGGCCCTATAAGTCATTAGTACTACCAAACATCTAACTAACAATCGCTTTAGCATCTATACCAGCTGCCTGCTGACGAGAGGTAGAAGCTGTTTGTTCAAGCGCTTTTTGCTCTTGTTCTAACCTTTCAAATTCTGCTCTTAAATCAACAGTTTTTTGTTTAGCCTACTCAATAGCAGCATCAAGTTGCGCTGTAAAGGTATCTAAACCCATTTGTGTAGGGTCTAATTTAAAATCGGCAAATAACTAACGCATTTTATCGGACTTTTTAAACATTTCCTCTAAAATGGCCTAAAAATCACCAGTACCAATTTTATCTGCTGCTCCTTTTGCAGCCGTAAGTTGCGCTACTAATTGTGCTGTCTATTCATTAACTTTTGTCAGATCTAAATTATCAAAAGTTAAACTACGAAAAGTTTCTCCAACACGTCCAAACGCTAAGTCAATATTATCTATCTAATCATGAAATTTAACTAATCCTGATTCTGAGCTAATACGCACATCCATATGTCTTGCCATTTGCGTTATAGCTTTTTCTAACTAGTCAATTTCTCCTTTTAATTTCTTTCCTAGCCCGCCGCTAATATCAACATTAGCCATAGCCTTTTTCATAGCTTCTAACTCTTTTTCCCAGCCTTCGACGCGCGCTTTCACTGATATGACAATAGAGCCAGCCTCATTATTCATAGCCCTCATCTCCTTTTTCCACAAATAAAAAAAAGAGCCACTTCTGTGAAGAAGTGGCTATTATAAATCTCCGTCTATATCACTATTCAGACGAGTTATCTCTACTATTAAACCTGTATTCTCATTAGTATTAACTGGTAAACCAATGATATTAAAGGTTCCTACTGTTGGATCAGCCCTTTCTCCCAAGCGTAAGTTTATATCACTTACAACTCTTACTTTTGGCATATACAATAAATTTGTATAATCCAAACCCTCGTTTTCATCCTTGGAGTAAAACTTACCCTCAAGAGTAAACAATCCATTAAATCTCTCTTTCTGAACCGTATATAGCAATGCGGTGTCATCATACTTATAGTAATAGTCTATCACGTATTTTTCACCATTCTCCTCCGCATTTATCTATAAATTTTTATCTTCAAAAACCGCGACTCTATAAAAGCCTAAAGCATTTTGCCCCATTAGCTTGCCATATACTTTTTGCTAAGCTACATCACGCTTGTATTTAAAAATAAAAGTTTTTTTATCTGGATAAGAAATTGGTAAATGTTGGATATAAAATACGTTATATACTTTATTATCTTCTGGGTTCTCATAAGGCTACAATTCAAATGGCCCTTCACGTTTTGGGACACTCAAAGTATTACTGCCTCTTTCAACCATATTAGTACTTAATAATATACTCATACTAATAGAAGATAAAATTCCTTCCGATAACTAAAATCGTACTTCTGACCTGTCTTCCCAAATAACTCGTGGCATATTAGACCAGCCGCCGCGAGCCATGATTGTATTATTGCGTTCAGATAGCGTTGAGATACTAACATTTTCAAAGTAAAGGACTGGTTCATCTGCTTCCACCATACGGGAGCCAAATTGCATTGGAGTTTTAGCGCGTAATACAGCTTCATATAATTCTTTTACCCCAAAATATTGATCAATCATTTACATCACCTAAAAAAATAAAGGGTCAGAGACCCGCGGTCTCTGACCTTTTATTATTATCAGCTCTCAGCAGCAGATAAGCTACCGATGTCATTTCCGCTAGCGTCTCCACCAGCTCCAGTGGTAGTATACCGAATTAGCTTCATCATCTCATTCTCACCATCATCATTAGAGGCACGTAATACATTAAGAGTCATCTCAAATGTAGAAGGATCACCTTCAGCTTCTAGAGTAATAGTAACGTCAGAAGTGACCTTAGCCTTATTAATAACAAACTGGAACATTTCATCCTTACCAGTTTTCTCAGAACGCATAAAGGTGTCGCCAACTACCTTATAAGTACCTGGGAAAGTATCAGGAGAAATGGTTACTTCTACGGCAGAAGTCGTAGAATCAGCAGCAACCTCTTCCACCCAGAAAGCACGGATACGGTCACCAGGTAGAGCAGAGACTTCTTGACTAAGACCAGCCAGAGGATTCTTAAAGCTAACACCCTTTATACCATTCTTGCCCCACTTACCACTAGTAAGTTGAGTACGAGTACCCGCGGCTGCATTAGCACCACGCTCACCAGTAGCTGGGCCTAAATTAATTAAACGAATTGGCTTATCTGGACTAGCAGTAATCTCAAATTTGTTACCTTCACGATCTTCTAGTGCAGGAAGGCTCCCGTCAGATTTAACAGTAACCTCAGCAGTACGATGCACGAGAACCTTATCGCCAGAACTAGAAGGCTTTTTAATAGAACCGCCCATCATAAAGCGTAAAGACTCTAGAGAAATTAAAGCGTCTTCTAGAGTTAAGTTAATTTCCTTACCATAGTCCCACTGAATTAGCTTAGGATTGCCCCAACCACCTTGGGCCGCGACATTCTCAGCAGTGGTCTCAATAGTAGAAACCTTTAGAGTATCTAGATATAGTACGATATCACCAGCATAAACGCCAGCAGCTGTATCATTATCTAGGGCTTCAAAATATACATTGGCTACTTCTTTAATGCCATATTTATCAAAAATATTTACAGCCATATCGAATTACCTCCATTAATCATTCTTATCATCATTAGCTATAGAACGCATCCAGTGCTTTAATTGAGACTTCTTTAATTTTGCACCTGCCATCGCCGCCTAATTATTAATATTAAATTGGTCGCGCCAGCCCATACGTTTTAGCTAGTCATAAAAAGCATAGTAAGTCATATCCCAAATATTTACCATATTTAATCCACAATTATTAATTGTCATACTACCAATTAAATCTGATAACTTTAGGTCACTATGCTCTCGCTAGGCTTTTTTAGCCTTAGCTTTACGAAGTTTTTCTCGATTTTCACGCATTTTCATTTTTAAAGCCGCAACTTCTGGATTGTCATCTTTACTAATAACAATTTCTTCCCCCTCGACTTCGAGGAAAAATGCTCTACGAATAATACGCTGAAAATCGTAAAAGTTATCTTCTGTTAGTAAGTGTTTTTCTTCAATAGGCCCAACCACAATTTGTGCAGGCTCTAATGAAAAAATAATTGTATCATGAATAAAGAACTAAAAAGCTTCTTTTAAAAGACTATTCAATTTCTAATCCATCATTGCCATTAGAATAAGATATTGAAAGTCTGTAACATTCTTTAAAATTTCCCGTAATTCTTTATCCATATCTTCCTTAAGTGGCGGCTTTACCATGGTTATTACACTTAAGTATTGCTAAAATTTCTCATATCCTAAATCTACAATTTCACCCAATTTTGCAGGATATATAGCACAGACATCATCTAATAATATTGGTGATCCTTTCTAAAATTTAAGGATCTCATTATCAGTTAAATTCATTAATCTTATATAGCATTGAATAGCCGCCAATCCAAGGAGAGAGTGTTAAGTTATCAGCGCGATAAAACTATAACGTACCGATACCAACCATTTTTGCTTCATTGAACATAGTATCAATCTCCTACATAATTAAGTATGGCCGCAAAGATCGCTCATTTAAAAGCCATTCGTCATAAGGGCAAGCAATGTCAAATCTTAACGTCGAAATCTTAAATTCTGGATTGAGCATATTCACGACAAAGCTATCAAAAATAGCAGTTACATAAGACATTTTTTCTGTGCTATCATCATAAATTTTCGGAACAATCAAAATCTATTTATTAATTAAATCTGATCCGTCAACATCCTTGTATTTATTTTTGTCCAACGGATCGCGAACTTGATATTTTAATAAACGACATAGTTTCTAATTCTGCATTAATTTATTTGCGATTAAGAAAGTATTTTCACCCATCGCAGTAAAGTGACGTTGTGTTTCTAAAGCCATTTAATCACCTCACCACAATGGAATAATAGTAATGGTCTTAGTAAACTTTGGCCACTAGTCTTCTTCTAATCCTGCGGTTGGAATACTTGCGGTCAAAATTACTTCTCCAAGTTCATTATCTGCATTAGCATGCACTGAGCAGCTATCGCTCTATTCTAATGCCTACACAGATGCGAGTAAATTAGAAACGCTAAATACTACATTGTTTATAGTGTCCCCAGTACTACTAACCAAAGTATATGTACTACTTCTATCAAGCCGCAACTTGTCAGGGCCATCAATATAACAACTAAATTCAGTTGAACCAGAGCTAACTTTAATATCTATGTATAGCTCATCTGGCTCGATGTCATCACAATCAAGAAGCTTAATTTGCAATTTCGCCTCTCCTTCTCCCGTCGCCGTCAAGACCCCGTCTTGCACCGCGGCGACCTTTGGGTCAGAAGAAATATATTCTATTCTAGGCTCCTAAATCGGATAACCATTTTTAGTAATAGTAAATATTGGCTCAATTGGCTAATTGATCGTAAATACTTGAGTTACCGGCGCAGTTAAGACTTCATAGTGTGCGCGCTTGTCGGTATCAGCAATGCCGTCTTTATCGTAAATTAAATTAATTTTATTCTCAGTAAGAGATAAATAAATTGTTCCTGGGACACTAGTATGATCGTATTCAATAACTTGCCATGACTCTTCTTCAATAATAAAATTAGTTGCACGGTCAATCTTTCTACGCGGCATAAGAATTTCCGCGTACTTATTTGGCTGCGGCGTAATTAAGTTATTCCAAGTACGATAATTGCCTTTAATTTTAGAATCTACAGAACTAACTGTGTAACTCCATGACGACTGTAAATGTCCATTAGAATCTATCCATTTTAATAAATAGTTACATCTAACTATAGAAAAGGTGCGATATGTTCCGTTAGTCTTTTTTTCTTCAGAAATCAATATCCATTTTTCTATAGAGCCGTCATCAAGAGTCCAATTCATAATATCGCCAACTTGTAATGGCACATTATTGCTAACATTAAGAAACATTATTTTCTAGTATTCTTTATCTTTACTGGTTAAAATTATACCATCAAAATAAAGCCCTCTCTCTACTGAAAGATTACGTACAGTGTGCGGCGATTCGGCAAGCCATTTCCAAAAGGAACGAATGCCGCCACTTCTAATACGTTCCGCAGTTGTTTCGCCAAGATGATTTACACGAGAAAAATATGTATCAAGATAACTCATCTGGTATATCTAAATCTCCTATAAGATTCATACATTCAAAAATTGTCTTTCTAAAATGTTCATACGATAAATATTTTAAAATAGACAATTTGCCAAGCAATGGCCACCAGTTAATTGAATTGGCGCCAAGCCCGCGCACTTCAAGAATAATAGAATCCAAAAATTTTTCCCATTCTCCATCCTTTTCTTTTTCACATAGCAAACCATATAAACGACCTTTTAATTTATTTTTGTAGCCCTCAAAAGTAACATCATACGACATTCTTTTTACCTGCTAATTTTTTAAACAAATCGGCGGGTCGTTTTTCGCGCGATCTGTCATATACTCCTTCGGCGCGATGAATTTCTAACTACACCGCAGCCTCTAGTTTATTTAATTTATCTAAATGGTTTGCTTGTGAAAAATCCTTATCAGCGTACAACTACCGAATATTCTCCCAACTAGCAATGCATCGTTTAATCCACTCATGCTTCATATATAAAGCTAATAATTGAATTTCATCATTAGTTAAATCATTAATGAATTGCATTGCTTGCAATCCGCTCTCATTTTCTTCTTCACTTGATTCAATTTCAAGTGATACTCGTGGGTACTTAAAGCGAAAAATAGCCATTCTTAGAAGCTCTTGCCAATCCCGCTCAACTATGGCAAGCTCCTCTTCAAGAGTCCATTCGTCGGCGGTAATACGAGCTAAAAAAGCATCGTATATTTTATGCAGTGGTGTTGCCATTATTCATTAACCAAATGTTGTGTGTTAATCGCGCTAATAACGTCAACATCACAATACTTCTTGATTAAAGTAACAAAACCGCTATTCGTAACGCCAAGCTCTACAGCTAGCTTTACGACTGTATCTTTTTCAGCGGGAGCGGCAGTAGGAATAAATTTAGCAAAACTAGTAATATCCTGAGTCTCTAACATCTTACGTATGGTCGCCGCGTCATATACCTTTTCATCAGCGTCAATCATTTGCTTATCTTCATCAACACCAGAGAATTGAATAAAATGATTGCGTACCAATGTATTAATTCCAGTATCAAAAGTCATATTTTCATATTCTTCATCTGTAATTGGAATCTCTCTACCTGGCTTTAGTTCTCTACGAAACCGCAAATCTGGTAGAACTACAATCACAGTAGAAGAACCGATGTTCTTAAGTTTAATCATAATAGTATCCTCCTTTTACCTCTAATGCTGGGGTGAGTGGTAAATTCACTCACCCCATTTATATATATTAGCCATTAACTAATGCAGAGTTATAAGCAGCCCAGCCACTGTCTTGATCTAGAGCACTATTATAATAAATACCCCAGTAATTAGGAGTAGAAACTACAGCGCAACCAACCTTGACATAAGCCTGTAGCTGAACGCCATTGTCGCCCTCATGCTCCCACTCACGGAAATAAGGAGAACCTTCGAAGCCTAGCTTAATTAGCTTCTCCTTGCCAGTAGGAATAACATAAGCAAAAGAGGGGTTCATAGCGAGCTTAGTATTGGTCTCATCAACAAAGGACTGTGGCATAATTACAACAGATACGCCATAGAACTTGCCAATATAGCCGCGCTCACGAATATCAATCATATCCTGATCAGAAATCTTGGTGGTGCTATTATAAACAATAGCATTTACCATATCAGAAGCGAATTCAGGCGCGCAATAAATAACAGGGGTGCCATAAGCCGCGACTACAGAGCATAGCTTACGTAGAGCAGCAGGGTCAAAAGCAGTAACAGTAACCTTGTTAGCCTGTGGACGACCAGCTAGCTTCCAAGTCTGTAGTAAGGCTTCTTGAACCATTTCAAAAATACGATCGACCATACCAGCATTGATTACTTCATAAACATCGGTAATGCTCTCAATGCCGTCTAGATAGCGCTCAAAGTCAATAATACCAGAACCACCGATAGCCTGTGTCCAAATATCAAAACGGTCACGGTCTAGACGGAAAGCTTCATAGTTACCAGACTCGGTAGCACGGGTAACAAACTGCTTACCACGCTGCTTACCACGAGTTACACGGAACTCAAGACGAGAGCCCTGTGGCACACGAACAACTTCAGTGAAGAAGTCTAAAGCAGACTGAATACTCTGAGGAAGAACTTCCTCTAGGTTCTGGGAAAGTAGTTCAAATAGGTCATACTTGTTGCGCTCGAACTTGTAACGATTAATATGGCCCTTTTCATCACAAAGTAGCTTTACTAGCTCATCATGTAGCGCAGCCTCGTAGTCATAATTTTCGGCTGCGAACTCAGCGGGTACCTTGCGGCCAAACACGCCGTTCATTAGAATCTTAAGATTATTCATAGCTCGCACCTCCATTATAGACTAACGATCTCGTACTTAACGCCCTTTTCGCCGTTAGGTACAGTGTAATACTTGGTAACCTTACCATAAGTGCCGCCATTGGGCTGGGTCTTGGTTAGCTTTGGAACAGGGGAACCTGCTACAGCCACTACATATACGGGGGTAGTAGCAAAAGCATTTAGAGCGGTCTCTAAAGCAGTAACAGTAGCGAATTCAGCGGTATCATACTGTAAGCAATTGGTAGTTACAGTGTCGCCTAGATTTAGAATGCCCACGCGAGGATAATCGCCAGCAACCTTGCGGCCAAAGGTCTTTAGACCATAGTGATACATATCATATTCTTTTTCAGCGGTATAAACAATACCGATAGGGGTGTCAGTGGCAGCGGCAGGAGCGTCTAGATAGCCCTTGGACTTGTCAGCTACGACCCACATACCATTCTCACATACACCATACTTATTCGCGCCCTCGGCAAACTTCTCTCCTAGAGGGGTCTGAGAAACGACCATGCCAGTCTTGGAGAAGGCGACTTGATTTAATTCTAGAGTAGCATATTGCTCTAGTGGAAAACGTGTTAAAGCCATATCCATCTTCCTCCTTACTTTTTACGATATTTTTTCATTAATAAAGCGAATTGGGATTCAGGCTGCTCCGGTAGCGGTACCTTCTCCGCAGGCACGTCATTATCAGTTAAACGCTGCTTAGCAAACATAATTGCTAACTTGCCTTCCAATTCATCATAGGAAAAGTCCTTTACACCTTCTCTAATTGGTGCAATTTCTTCAGTTGTAAGAACTTTTTCATATTTTTCAATTAATTCATTTTTACGGGCTAGTTCATATTCATTAATCTTAGCCTCGTAGGTAGTTACGGTAGATTGTAACTACTCATTTTGCGTCTGAAGCTCTTCAATTTTTTGCTGTAAAGATTCTAACTCAGTGATACGCTCATTAGCTGCAAACAATTGCTGCTCAAGTTCAGCGACACGATTATCTTCTACTGGTGCTGCTGGTTCTTCCTCAAATTTAATTGCGGGCGTTTCCTCAGCCACAATAGAAGTATCAAGATTAATAACACTAGCATCTATTGTAATATTAGTGTCCACTGTAACATCACTATCGCCGTTTTCTTCAAAATTAGTTACAATCTTTTCAGGAGTTTCTTCAGCTGGAGAGTCAGCCGCAACCGGTTCGACAACTTCAGTCGCTTCGGTTATTTCTTGATTTTCAAAATTCTCCATCGGATGTTCTCCTCCCGTTGTGTTATTTTCAGCCTATTTTACCTTCTCTTTTAGTTCAGATAAAAGTACAGCAAATTTTTCATATTGCGTTTTATAAGAATTATCTTCTTTAGAGAAGAAATGAGATACTGAAAAGCAAGGTTCATGAGTTCCTATAATACATAATCCTAACATGTCACCCTGCGTATATACAAAATATTCGACCCCATCAAAGTCAGCCCAATCGCCTTTAATAGTATTTATATCTAGTTCCATTGACTGATTCTGACCTTGAATTTTACGGGCTTCTTCGTAGTATTTAGAAAAAATTACAATTGAAAATACTGCATAATCACGAGTAACTCCATCCGTATCAGTCAGTGGCTCCCAACCTATAAAGTCTTCTACATAACCATATGCATTCGCTAAGGTTGGTCCTGTATGGGATGCCCAATTCTATGATTCCGGGTCGAAAAAGCCTACAATAGGCGTATCGCCGTGAGTTGCGGATTCAATTAAATGCTAGGCATATTCGTCCGTAATATAAGAGCCATTGCGATTAGCGTATTTGCTAAAAACTGCAACTTTTAATCTACTACCAGTGCCAATATCTGGGCCGCCATTCATAGATACTTCTTGAGCGGGAGAATTAAGGATTATTGTATCAAAATAAATCGGTATCTATTTATCCATGTTCATTCTCCTTAACCTTGGGCCGCAATATTGGCCTAAGTTTTTTCAGATTTTTTCTCATCAGGAAGTTCTGGACGACCTCCCGTATTTGTGATGTCTTTTGCCTACGCGGTTTTTGTTGTATTTTGTGTCCCCGAATTACTTTTTTCTTCATTCGCCACTTCGACACCAGAAGTAGTATAAGAAGATTGTAATGGTACCATACGAACTGACATCTTTAAGAAATCATTTTCAAAATCCATTAAGCTTAATTGACTGTTCTGCTTAATACCATACGCGGCCGCAACCAACATTTTAGAATAACCATATTGGGCACAACGTAAATAACTATTTTGCATATCTTCACGATTAAATACAGTTATAGGTAAAATCTAGAAATCAAATGTTAGTCCCTTACGAGAAAAGCGTTCGTTTAAGAAAAATTTAATGAGTGCCTCATATACATTCATATAAGCATTCATTAGAGATTCATCTTTCTTAATAGAATAAGAAATAGAGGAGCTATTAACTGCATTGAATAATATTTCGCCGCGGCCCATTGCATCCCATGCATTTTTTCTATATTTTTCGATTCTATCAGCAGACTAAGTTGCACTAGAACTTTCTTGTAAACTTTCCAAATCTGTGTCACCAAAAGTAGTTAATACATCAACAGTATCAATTTCTTTTAACATTTCAGCGATAGAAGCATGGATGTCAGCAACCTCATCAAGCTAAAAAACAAGTTCACCATTGGAATCTATTGGCATTTTCTGAATTAGTAATTTATATAATTCATTTTCGTCTCGCTTTTCTTCGCGTTTAGTAGCATCATCTAATTTTTTTAGTTCTGGGATACTAGCAACCAAAAGCGGCGTTTGATCTAATCCAGAAAAACATAAGCTAATGCCACCTTGCGCGGCTGAAATAGCGACCCATGGATCATCTCTGCGCTTTGCACGTACCCAGCGCCGCCATGCTTTCTGCACAACGCTAGGAAAACTTTCAACAGCTTCCTCACGGAGGGCGTCATCAGTTATCCTTTCAAAATAATTTAAATTAAATTCCAAAATATTTAAATTATTAAAGTCTTTAAAACGAGTGCGGCAATATTCAACAGGTAAATCCTAAATTGTAACCTGACCGTTTTTCTCGCGTAATATACCATTATAAATACCGGTAATTAACCATTCGGTAGTTATGCGGCCCAATGTTGTTGGTAAATCTAACTTATCTATAAAATCGCACGCATTATAGAAAGACTTAATTATTTGAGTCTATGACCCCTTACCTTCCTAGAATACAGGAATTATAACACTTTCATAGAGAAATAAATGAGCTAAGAAATCAATATTATTGCGGTACTCGCCATTAGTACGATAATAATATCGTGATAATTCTCGTAAAGACTCTAGGTCTCCAGTACGAATAATCTATAAAATTTCTTCTAGAGTAAAATCATCCGCAACAGGGTTGGTATTATAATAGCCCCATCTCTTATAACTACGAGTGTCAGCTGGAACACGAGATGAAACCGCACGCCTATAAGCTTTAAAATCTCCTTTATTATTTGAATCCAACTTTTTCACCCCCTTTATCCATGCTTTTTAAAGAAAATAAAGTCTTTGAAATTTCTCTTTTTCCTTGATCTAAATTCTTTATCTTCATAATATTTAATACGATATAAACCATATTCAAGCGCAGAAAAACGGTCTTTTTCAATCGAACGGGAAATACGTTCAATTTTAAATTGGTTCTAAACTCCAGTAGGCTTTAATTTTAAATTATTTAACTCATCAATGAGACGCGAGGTCATCTCATATGGTAACAAAAATACACGCCTATCATAGAGCGTCATGCGCTTGCCTTTCTATGTACTTAATAATTTTTCTTTTACAACGCGCTCATGCGCAAGTAATGAAACTGTACCATTATTAATCTGCGCGAAGAAATTAGAATGGATTTCATCGTCATTAGATGCGCCAGCTTTAATATCATAAATGATTGCATTATACTCCGTCATCGGTTCTGTAGTAGGAGTGCTTTTCTACGGAGGTAAATGATATTCATTATTAAATACATAATATGCCGGAAATTGCTCCCCGGTGGAGAAGTCAGAAGATGGTAATGCCATAGCATCTAATAAACCAATGCCTGGGCCGTTACCGTCTATAACCACTTCGCGCGGCTTAAATAACTCAATTAATTTTTTTAATCTAGGAGCTTGCTAACTAATATAGTTTTCTCCATGGATTACTTCTGTATATACAACATTCTTTTTGTAGGTTTCTTTTCCAGGAATTACCTTAAATACCATAATGGCTGTATTAGCAGAATAACGAGCTACGTCAACCCCAATCACATAAAAAGTATTTGGATTAGTTGGATTCTCTTGCGCTTTTCTCTCACATTTTAATAAAGTTCTTCGAGAATTAATGCGCTTAGAATCCAACCAAGCATCTTTATTATTACCAGTCCAAATAGATAGGGACTCACGCGAAAAGCTTTCTTCATTCATAGTCGAGGAATTACGCTAGTCTTCCATCATCTTTTTATTAATAATTCCATAATAAAGCGGCACTTCATAGCTCAAACCCCAAACAAAATAATCCTCTGGATGGAGAACAGCATTAACCGCGCATTCTATTAATTTACCATACATAAATACAGTACGTTCGCGCGCGGTTGTAATAAAGGTTTGTGTAGAGACAGGCTCTTCTGGATTTAAAGTTCCATCAACTTCACGACGTGGAACGTTCATTTGCGGCAGTAGCACTTCATTATAGTCATCTTCTTCTATGGTCGCGGCCTCTTCCAGAATGCCAGCAGTAGCACGTAAGCCGCGGCTGGTATCTTTAGAAACTACTGTAATATGACTACCGTTTTTAAAATGCAGCTCATAATAATTTCCGCTCTTTTTTTGACCACTCTGACCATCGTCTATTCTATTTGTAAGCTCGTTTCTTAATATTGGCCAATGCCGAAAGAACTCTTCAAATTTAGCTTCCGCGGTCTTAATTACAGTGCCTTTAACGTCAGAAGCAATAAATATGTTTGAGTTCGGAAGTAAAATTGCCTTTACTAAAGAACTAAGATAAGCAGTAAATGATTTAGAGGTAGCGCGAGTTGCGGTCCAAAAATGATACCGATAGCGCATACAAGCTCTTAAAGCTATGCGCTAAAAAGGCTATAAGTGCCAATGCTTTGCATCTTCTACATCTTGCAAAGCATCAAGCATTAAGTCTGGATACAGTATCCATAAATTTAAATAATTTGTAAATAATTCCTAATTAGCATCAAGGAACTATGTTGTAAGGGTTACACCTTTTTCTATGGGGATACCATCACGAAGGACAGGAGATTGAATTTCACTCATCGGTCTCCCCTCCCTATAGCTCACTTAAAAGCTCATCTTCTTCTTCATACTCTATATTTGCGGTCTCGTCAAATTCTACTTTTTCGTTTTCAATTTCTTCAAGGCGTTCAGTCATATTGTAACGAGCGCGGCGGTCTTCTACTTGTTCTGCAAAGTTGCCTTCATTTATTACTAATCTCTTCAAATAGTTTTGAATGTTTTGCATCATAAAGTCAATAGAGTCTTGCGGCTCGGTGTGCCATTTTGGATGCCAACCTTTCTTACCATAGTAAACCATAAGTTCTCCTACTGACTCAAAGTCAGCCGCGTTTTTAGCATTGCTAGCTTCAAAGTGGTATGTCTTTACGATGTTGTCGGCGGCGTCCATCAATTTTTTTACGTCTTGTCCCGAGCGCAATCCTTTCTTTATGTTAAGCTAAATTTCACAGAAGTCGCGAGCTTTCTCTTGAAGGATAGGCGTGGAAACGTTTTGAGTAGCAATAATATTGTCATAAAAATTTTGCAGCCAGAGAAGTTCGTCTTTGGTATAAGAGGACGACCAAGTTTTCTTTAG